GGTGCCGGCGACCGCAAACTTGATGTCCACGTATTGCCACGCTGAGACGAAGTTACCCTTAGCGTCGACTGCAAAAAGACCTTGCGGAAAGGTAATGTCGATGGATATCTCCGAGCAGTCGGTTTGCGTCGTTTGCGTGTATTCGCTGGATTTGTCCAGCGTGATAGATAGCTGCTGCTCATAGATGTCTTGCGTGAACAGCGTTGGCGTCTTGGTCACCTCGTATTCCACGTCGTCGAACGACGTGATCGGCGTCTCACCGATGCGGATGTCCGACACGTCAAGGTCATCGCCCTGCCCGAGGTCAAGCATCATGCGCAAGTACTGGTCGTCGCCGCTGATCTCGGTGTAGGGCAGCGCAGCATGCGGCGGGAAGTAATCGGTCATGGTGCCGACAACGCACGGGACGACCCCGTAGGGGTTTGGCTGGTTGCTGGTGCCGGTGAGGCTGGCGAGCTGGTTGAACGGGTCGCCGTTGCCGCCAATGCCTTTGGGTGATGGCGGGGGCACCAAGGCGTTGATCGCCAGCGTCCCCACCAACATGATGCCCGCGCTCCAGGCGGCGGCAGAGCCCACGCCAGAGGCCCCGGCCAGGCTGGCGCCCCATCCGGTTGCGCCATAGGTGAAATACGTCAGCACCACCATCGCCACTAGACGAATCCACTTCGACCCGCCGCCCCCACCCTGCGGGTAGATGACGATGTGGATAACCCGCCCTCGCTTTGGCCGCACGGTCGACCACAGCTTCTGTGGTACGTCATGGCCGTCAATGGACACGCTGCACGTCTGCGTTGCGCCAGCGCCAAGCATCTGCGCAATCGTCATGCCCGCCTTCACTTCCGCGTACACCGTATCGGTGGCGAACGGATGCGGCTTGGCGACCAGCGTGCAAAGTTGGCTGTCAGTCATGCCGGTAAAATCCGTCAATTCGGCGCGCCCACTGCGGGCTGTCCAGTCGTTCAATGCACGCGCCTTGCTGTACGCCGTTGCGGCTCGGCGGCGGCACGTGCAGAAACATGGTTTCGTTGACCATTACCGCGCAATGCCATGCTCGGCCCGCGACGCGCAGAATCAGCAGGTCGAGCGCCCTCGGCTGCGCGACGGGCGTCCAGCCTTTTTGCAGACCCTCCGCCACTGCGGCGGCCACGCTGGCCTGCGCCGAGGCGCTCTCATAAGTGTCGCTGTAGTCTGGCAACGTCTGCTGCGCCACCTCCGCCAGCACGACGCGAACCAGACCCCAGCAGTCCACGCCGTCACGGTCGCGGCCTTTGTCGGCGTAGGGAAGGCCAATGTACGCGCCGGCCCACGCGGGGATAGTCACAGGAACAGCCCCGGGCTGTTGGTCGGCAGGTACAACACGCCGGGCACCTGCTGCGAGAAAATATCGTCCTCTTGCCCCAGCGTGCCTTGGATGCTCCCCGCGTCGGCCACTATCCCCTGGAGCTGCATCGGGAAGGGCCCGGCCTCCACCACGTTAGGCGAACTTGCCAGCACCACCTCAAGCGTGACCTCCGGCCTCCCTTGAAGCGTGCGCAGCTTTTCGTTGACGGCCAGGTCGGTGTTGTCCACCGTCAGCTGCACGGTGGCCGTTTCTTCGTCCGACTGCGGCGGCAGGTTGATCTGGAACGGGTAGGGCAGAAAGGTGCCCGCCGTGCGGACAACCGGCTCGGTGTTGTATGCCAAAAGGATCGGCGCGTCCAGATCAGGGTGCGCGATGGTCAGGCACGGGATGAAAACCTCGGCCGTGTCTTGCGCCATCATGGCCCGCAACGCAGGTAGCGAGACTGCCCTCATAGCGTCGTCACCAAGTCAAGTTTTGCCACCCAAAAATCCGTCGTTCCAGGAAATAGCGAGAACGAGGGCCGTGTTTGGAAGCTGTAGCTTTGCGGCTCCCCCGTCCGCCAGTCTACCCAGTCGAACGGGAGCACCCCCTTGAGCGTCTCGTCCACAAAGTCCAGCAGAGTCGCTACCTGAACCGCGTCGAGGATCACGGAGCCCGCGAAGGTATCGGGGACGTATGTAGCCCTGCGACGCTTCTTCTGTCCGACTTCCATCGGCGATTTAATGATGTTGTCGAACAGCGGCGCATAGTCCACCGAGTCCGCGCGGGGGGCCGGGAGCGTAGCGGGCCAAACGGGATTTGCCATGATTTATGCTCCTACAGGTACGCCGCGTCGCTGAAGCCCGAAGCGCTGCTGCGTGGCCAGCGCGGTGCGTCCGCCCTTGGCAGTGTCCCCCGAAACGGTATCGAGGATCAAGTCAATCATCATCTTCTTCCCGTCCATACGCGAGCCTGTCTGCGTCGCCTGCACCGCCTGCCCGTTGTTCGTGATGTTGATCTCCACTTGTACGCCCCCGAGCGCCTCGCCTCTCGGCTGGCCCGCCCCCGAGCCGCCCCACGCCGCGCTGGCCGGGGTGACCTGCCCACCCTGCGCGCCCATCATCAGGTAGGTGCGTCCCGAGCTGGTCAACAACTCCGGCGCGCCGCCCTCGGCCACTTCATACAGATTGCCGCCCGCCACGGGGCCCCCGGAGCGCCGGCCGCCCGACACAGACACGTCGTAAGCTACCTGCTGCTGCGGGGTGGCGGAGTTGTATCCTGCCGCGGTGCCCATCCCGCCGCCGAACATCGATGTGAGCGCCTGGGATAGCAGAATCCGCGTTTCGATCTTGACGAGGTCGGAAAGGATCGACTGAGCCAAGTCCGCGAAGTTGCCTTTACCCGTGGTCACAAAGTTGGCCAGCGCATCGGCTGCGCTGTTGAACGAGTTGGTGAATAGTGTTTTCGCGGCGCCTGCGGCGTCCGCCGCGCTAGACTGGATGTCCTCCAGCGCGGCTTGCGCGCCCTTACTCCAGTCCGCTTGCGCCGCCTTCATGGCGCCGAAATTATCCTGCGTGCTCTTGGCGTCCAGCACCCCGGCCGCCTGGAGCTTGCCGAGCATCTGGAGGTGCGTTTCGTCGAGCTGCGCCTGGACCGCCGCGATCGTGCCGTTGGCCTTGGCGTTGTCGATGGCTTGACGATACCGAGCGTCCTCCGCGGCGATCTGCTTGCGGGTCGAATCGGTCACCTCGTCGATCGCCTGGCGCTCGGCGTTCCACTCGCTGCCGTGCCCGACGCCCTCGACCTGCGCGGCGTTCTTGCGCGCGCGATCGGCCTGTTCCTCGGCAATCTGGCGGTCGAGGTCGGCCAACTGACGCGCAGAGGCGATCTGCAAGTTGCGCTTGTCGACGTCGAGTTGCATCGCCACGATCTGTTTCTGCGTGGCGATCACATCGGCTTGCTTCGCCGTCGTCATCTTGCGGAACTCGGAGGTGCCGCCGGCCAGCATCACGTTTAGCGCCTTCTGCGCTTCGCTGTAGCCGTCGGTGCCGGCGAGCTGCCCGCGCAACGTGGCGAGCTGGCCTTCCTGCGCGTTCTTGAGGTTGGCGTAGGCTTCGGCAGCTTTGTCGACCGTATTCTTGTGTGTTTTGGTCTTGTTGCTGAGCGCGTCGAGACCGCGGCCCAGAGCAGCCTCCGTCTGTTCCTGTGCTACCGCCGCCGACTGCTGGTCGGCGGTCATGTTCTTCCAAGCCGCCGAGTTCTTCAGCAGATCCAGCCGAACTTGCGCCAACCCTTCATTCGACTTGCCGTGCTTCTGGATCGACTTCAGCGACGCAGCTGCCGCGGCCTCCGATTCCGCCGAGTACGCCTTGAACGCTTTGCTCGCGTCGGTCGCCTGCGCCACCAAGTCGCCGAAAGATGACGGGATCGAGGCGAGACCCTGCAGCGCCGCGAAGGCATCCTTGGCGCCGTAGACCCGCGTGGCCAGCAAGTCAAGCGCCGGGCCGACGCTGTTCACCACCGCGGGGGCGAGTTCGGCGGCAAGCTCCTGTTGCGTCTTGCTGGATGCCGCGGTGAGGTCGTCCAGCGTACCGCGCGCGTGCGCGATCTTCGCGTCCAGCTCGCCGATCGCCGATGACGCGGCCGAGTCGACTCCGGGCAAGCTGACCAGCCCCGGAGTCGATAGCTTTCCGAGGGCATCCCGCTTGGCGATCAGATCGTCCAGTTCCTTCCGGGCATCCGCTGCAGCCTTACCCGCGCTGTCCAGCCCCGCGGAGAGCGCGCCGGCATCCGGGCGGGTAGCCACGTCGGTGTAGGCGGCCGCCATATCCTTCAGAGTCTGCGTGACTTCCTCGTTCGACTTGGCAACCTCATCCGCGTGCTTGAGGTACTCGTCCCAATTCGCGTTGACCTTGTAGATCGCGTAGCCCACTGCGCCGATCGCCGCGACCGCCAGGCCCCACGGGCCGCCGACGAGGCCCATCGCGAACGCACCGAAGGACTTGGCCGCGCGGCCCGCAGCGGCAGCGAACCCGCCAAGCGCTACTTCTGCGGCTCGAACCTCGGCGGCCGTCGCTGCTGCGGCCGTCGCTGCGGCGGAAGCTTCCAGCACACCACCGCGCAATGCGGCTTGCCGGCCCTCGGCGAGTGCCAGAGTGTCGCGCGCCGCAGCCTGGGTGACCAAGGACGCCGTGAGCTGAGCTTCAGCCGCGGTCAGCGCTTTGCTCGTGGCGGCCAGACGCACGTCCAGCTCTGCCGAGGTGCGCTTCGCCACCGTGCCGGCGGCCATCGACTCGTTCAGCGCTGCCGCCGCTTCCACCCGCTGCATCTCGGCGAGCGCGGCTTCCTTGATGCCGAACGCCTCGATCTCGCGCGCCTTCGCGTCGGCCAACGCCGAAGCTGCCGCGTCCTTGACGACCTGGTTCTCCAGCGCCGCAGCTTCGGCGCGCTGTAGATTTGCCGCAGCCGTCGCCTCGATGGCGCTGGCGTACTTGACCTCAGCCGCCGCCGCCATCTGGGCGCCCTTGTACTCCTGCTGCAGCCGCGCGACCTTGCTGGCGCCGGAGTCCAGTGCGCCACCGCTGATCTTGGCCAGACCGCCCGCACCGATCAGCGTGACCAGCCCGGCGATGCGCGAGAGATTGTCGGCCAGAAGGCCAGCGCCGGCCGTCGCCGCGTCGTTGAAGAGGCCCCCGCTCACCTCGGTCTTGAGGTTGAACCACGCGGTTTGCACACGGTTCAAGTTGGCCTGCAAGCCTTGCGCGGCCTGCTCGACGCCACGGCCCGACTCCTGCAGCGCCTTGACGAGCGCGGGAAGGAACTTGGAGGTCGTCAGGTCGCCGGCAGCGAGAAGCTGGTCGAAAGACTTGCCGGCGAGCGACGTGCCCTTGGTCATCTCCATGACCGCGTTCTGGAAGCGCTGCGCGGCGCCCGGAATGGCCTGGCCGAGCTGCAGGCGCAACTCCTGCGCCTGGATCGTGCCCTTGGCGAACATCTGCTCCAGCGCCAGCAGCGCACGGCTGGACTGCTCGGTGCTCAGGTGCAGCGTGGTCGACGAACGCGCGTAGGCATCGAACAGTTCTTTCTGGTCCGACAGGCTCACGCCGGCCGCGGTGGCCGACGCGGAGAGATTGGCGAAGCCCTGCGCCGCCGTCGGCAACACGAGGCCGAGCTTCTGGGACTCGTCGCGCACAAACTGGAAAGCGTCGGCGGCCAGCGTCGACGAGCCGGTGGCTGCCATCAGCGTGAATTGGATGGCCTGCAGCTGCTTCTGCGCCTCGATCAGCGAGCTGAGACCTTCCTTGACGAGGTAAAAGCTACCGAAGGTATTGGCCGCGCGCTTGAGGGACAGCAGAACGGACGCCGTAGCGCCCGCTTGCTTGCTGATCGAACCGAGCGATGCGTTGGCCTGGTTGGCTGCTTGGATCATCCCCTGCCGAAAGGCAGTGGAGTTGAGAGCCATCCGGGTTTCAAGCGTTGCTACGGTTGCCATGGGCTGCTTCCTCGGCGGCTTTCGACGCACGGATAAATCGGTTCTTGGACTCTTCCGCCTTCACCCGCGCCTCAGTCGCCAGCCTCGCACTCCGCGCCACTTCGCCCTCGGGGTCTTGCTCGATCCGTGCGTAGGCTTCCATCTCGGCAAGCTGCACCGAGTTCAACCCCTCGACCATCAGGTCCGGGTGGGGGAACCCGAGTCGCCAAGCGAGTTGGAATCGCCAGGCTCGACCGGGCTCCCTTCGGATTTTCCCTCGACTTCAGCGACCGCCTCGGCGCCGATGCCGTTCAACTTGCGCGCGGCGCCAGCGAGGGTGACCACGCTGCTTTGGGCGAACTCGCCGATCTCGTCGGTCGAGAACATCGGCTTGCCGTCGTCGCCGATCAGGCTACGCGAGATCAAGCCGAGGCTGTACTCGCGCAAGTCCGCCGTGCCCTCGGGGAACGAGCTTTTCTCCCAGTCCATGCGGGCGCTGGCGGTCATTGCCGTGAGGCGCACGTCGCCACCCAGCTCGGGCACGGGCACGTCGGTGAAGGGAAGCTTGCGAGAGGCTTCGAGGATCTGTTCGCGCGTGAGGGGCATGTCGGATTCCAGTAGGCAGGATTGGAAAGAGACCGGCCCCGAAGGGCCGGCAAAGGTCGCTGCGGGATCAGGTGGTCGGGCCGCCGGTGCCACTCCAGACCTGCGCGCCGGACGGGCGGACGGTCGCGGTGAACATCATCACGGCGTCGGTGCCGCCGGTGACGCCGAACTTCTTGATGGTCGAGCTATACGTCAGGACCGAGCCGTCCGAGTAGGTATTGCGGAACGGAAAGACCCCCGCCGCACCGGAGTTGTCCCGCAGGAAATTCTGGCCTTCGTTGGTGGCGATACGCTGGCCGGTAATGGTTACCGACTGTGAGTCCTGCAGGCCCGCGATGTACTCCTTCGCCAAGCTGCGCAGATTGGAGGCGTCCAGATCGGAGGCTTCCTGCGACGGATCGGGGATGTCGGTAACCTGCCCGACCTCAACCCAAGTCGGCGTGGTGTGCGGCGCCGCCGACGTGTCGACCTCCAGCATGAAGCCCTGGGTGCTGACCGCTTCGTTGACGCCGGGGGATGCCTTGGTGCCGTAGCGCAAGCCGGTATGGCGGACGATATGGGCGGGGGTGACGACGGAGAGCACGAAGGCCCGGACCATCAGGAGAAACGAGGTGATTGCTTTCATGCCGGTGTCCTCAGTGAGTTATTTAAGCCAAGCTGCAACGTCAAAACTGACCCGATGGAGCTTCGTGTCCGTCTCGTAATCGTCTGGGTTGTCCGTGATGGACCCAACATTCAGCCCCGCGCGCAATGCTACCTTGCACTGATCGGCAAGTCCATGCGCCTGTCCGTAGCTGAGCGCCCACACGTCGATCTGCCGTGCCCCCCGGTAGGGGCCCGAGCCCCGCAGGTTCTCGTTGTACCTGCCGGTGACCGTCTGGTACGTGATACGCGGGTGTGCCGTGGGGTCGGCGTCGGCGAAGGGCGTCGTGACGGCAATCGGCGTGAGCGAAGCGACAATCTGCGTTTCGAGGTTCATCCGAACGCCCCCCAGTAACCTTGGATCTCGATGGCCAACGTACCGGCCATGACGCCGACGGCTTCCTGCGCGGTATTCTCCGCGGCAGGGCGCATGAAGGGGTAGGCGCGCGAGCGCGACGTGCCGAACTCAACGAACCGGCCGTAGAACGCCATGCCCTTCAGGTCGACGCTGAAAAGGATCGTGTCGCCCATGATCCCGCGGTCGTGCGTGTAGAGCGAACGCGCCATGAGCCCGGTGATTTTCTCAGGGAACTGCGGATGCCCAGCTTTCACCAGACGGCGGGACTCGGCCAGGACGATGTTGGTGCCCTGGCGCAGCGCCTTGCGGCCCGCCGCGCGCGCTGCCTTCGTGCCCATCGCGAGCAAATGCCGCTCGTAGGCCGCGAGGTTGGGCGTCTGGAAACTAAAGTCCATCGGAGGCCCCCACCATCGCCAGCAGGATCAGGTCTTTCATGTCGTTACTCAGGCGCGCGGTCTTGATGTCGTAAACGCGGCCGTTCCAGCGAAAGCGCCATTTGACCGGCTCCAAGCCGTCGACGGGGTAGAGGGTGACCTCCAGCAAGTCCACGCCGGTCACCGCGCCGCCCAGCACCTTCTCGCCCGCGTTGCGCATCGTCTTGGCGCTCGGCGCTTCGATACTCGCCCAAACGTCGGGGCTCTGCGCAACCCATGCGGTGATCGGCGAGCCGTACTCGTCGATGCCGCTGGTCTCCTGGTGCTCCAGCGTGATCGAGTGGCGCTTGGCCCCCGAGCGTGCCATCAGACACCCTGCCGCACGCGGTCGGGGGAGAGCAACGCCACGACGCCCATCGGCAGCTCGATCGCATTGCTCAACTCGGTGATGACGTACTCGCGGTTCGCGTCCCAGCCGGCGGCCAGCAACACGATCGCCTGCGAGATGTTCGGGGTGATGACCTTGCCGTAGGCGACCTTGAGGTACACCTCTTTCGCGGCGTTCCAGTCCGCGGTCAGCTTCTCGTAGGCGAGGTCGGCCATATCGCCCGCTGGCAATGCCTGCCATGCGGCCGTCGCGGCACCCCAAGCGGCGTCAGCCGCAGCCAGGTCGGTCGTTGCCTGCGCCATCGCGGCCGCGTAGGCCCCGGAATCCGCATAGACATTGCGGTTCAGGAAGTTCTGGACGTGCACGTCGGCGGCGTCGAGGTAGCCCTGCAGCAAGTCGTCCTCGACGGCGTAGGTCACCTTGCGCTGCGCTTTGAGAGTTTCGAGCGGTACCAGACTCATGCGAGGTGCCCCGTGTATGCCGCTGGGTTTTTGTGGCCCCACCTATAGAGGTGCAGGACGTACAAGCCCCATGCTACCCCAAGTCGAGCGCCGCGTGCGCGCGCCTCGGCGCAGAATAGCTGATCGAAGTAGATTGTGCGTTCCTCGAACGGATGCGCCGCCCAGAGCGACTTGGGGAACAGCAGAAGCATCGCGGCCAGCGGGCCGAGCGGCGTTGGCTCGACGTGCGTGCCGTGCGCCAGGCGGCGCTGGCGGGAGATGCCAATGTGGGTATTCAGGTCCGGCTCATCGCTGATCCGCCCGTCATGCAATTGGTAGCTCGCCTTGAGACGATTGGTCATGCAAGAGATGAGATCGAACTGATCGCGGTTGGCTTCCACGATGGCCGCAATCTGCCGGCCCCAATCGGGCTCCAGGAACAGGGTGTCCCCATCGCGCACACAGACCCAGTCTTCGTCGGGCAGCCGCGCGATCGCTTCGTTCAAGCCGCGGCCGATGTTGCCCTCGGTCCACGGGGAGACGTAGTGGATCATGCGAAGCTCTCCAAGACTTGCCGGCGGGTTTCGTTGGCGTCGCGCAGCTGATAGCGCCTGCGGACGTGGGCGGCGAGGGCTTCTCCCAGCTCCACCGCGCGGGCCGGCCGCTCTCGCAGGAAGCGCAGGTGCGCCTGCCACTCCGCGGTGCTGCCAGCGAGCAGGACATTCCCCGCAGCCGTATCGTTGGCGTAGGGCGACATGTTTGAAGCAATCAGCGGCAGACCCTTCGCGCCCGCCTCCAGCATCTTGAGGTTCGACTTGCAGCGGTTGAACGGGTTGTCCGCCAGCGGCGCAAGGGCCGCGATGTGGCCGTCGTAAGCAGGCATGTACGCGCTGACCGGGCGCGAGGCGACGTACCGGGCGCGAGGCGCGTACTGGCGCATCTTCAGCCACTCGGGGTGCTTCGGATCGTCACCCGCAAAGATGACACGGGGGTCGTTGAAGGCTTCGGCCGAGGGCGCGACGTCGGGAACGTGACTCGGGCCACCCGCGTAGACGAAGGTCTCGGAGCCCGGCGTCGCGCGCGTGAACTGCCCCTCGTCGAACGGCAGGGAGTTGGGCACGACGACCACGTTGGGGTTCAGCGCGCGGACGTGATCGGCCAGGGCCACGTTCGTGACGAGCACCACGTCAGCGGCGGCCAGGCACGCGCGGATCTTGGCGGGCGTACCGCTGGCGTTCCACGCGCCCGCCAAGTAGTGCTCGGGCGGCAAGTCCCAGAAGTCGTCGAGGTCGGCAACGATCTTGAAGCCCTGCCGGCGCTTGGCGACGAGCGCCCCGGCGCCCTGCTGCATATACCGGTTGAACACCAGCACGGGCACCTTGGGCTCGACCTTCAGCTGGCCGAACGGGAGGTCAATGCGATGATAGCCGCAGGACGTCGGGCCGCCGCCATGCAGTTCCAGGAGGCTCATGCCGTCTCTCGCGGATAGGGGTAGTACAGTTGCTCGGAGTCCAGCTCGGCGTGCCAGATGGGGCGGTTCGCCTCGATCGCGGCATACTTTTCCTCTGCCGTCATGTTGGGCACCGGATGCTCGGCGAACACGTCCTCGGAATGGATGTACGCCGAGGCTCGGATTGGCGAGGGCAGGCCGCCGCGCCCGAGGATACGGCGCACGCGATCGTTGCGGCCGGAATCCTCGTACCCGTAGGTGCGGCAGGCTTCGTTGTAGTACCCGACCTGCTCCAGCATGCCGCGGGTCTGGAAGTTGAAGCACCCGACCGTCGAGTCCCACCAGCCCATCTCGCTCTCGACCCTGAGCGCCCGGCTCTTGAAGATCTCAGGCAGCCCGAGGTAGCCGAGGCCGTGCGCGCTGGCTTGCGCGACGAAATACTCGGCCCATCCCGGCATGACCGGGTAGCAGTCGTCATCGAATAGGAAAAAGTAATCGCACCCGGCGGCGTACAGCCGGTGCAGGACTTCATTGCGTGCGTAGGCGGGGCCGCGGCGGTCGACGTCGGTGAACTCCTCGACTACCGCTCCGCTCGGGGCAAGCAGCGGACGTAGCGCGCGTACTCCGCAGGTGATCCGGCCGACACCGATGCGGCTCACTTGTTCTTGCGCTGCTTGGCAGCGTCCTTGTTCTGCGGTGCGGTGCGGTGCGCTTTGCCCTCGGGCGCGGGGGCGATCAAGCCGCCTCGTTCGAGATCGGCAGCGCGAACCTCGTCACTCGGGGTGAACGGCTCGCCGCGAATGGCGACGCGGCCGACCTCGGGAGCGTAAAACGATTTCAGGATGACGTGCGACATGGGGCTCTCCAGCGTGGGAAGGTGAGCGGGGCGCTCAATCAGCCGCCCCGCCCTCCAACATCATCGTCCCTGCCGACGAAGATCAGGTCGTGGGAGCGGCGAACGGGCCGTAGACGAACGACTCGGGCCGGTACACGACCAGCGCCAGGCGTTCCTCGGCGCGGATCGTCACCATGTTCTTGATGAAGTTGTCACCGTCTTCGGTCGAGACCTGGACGTTGGCGTCTTCACGGTCGAACACCTGGGCCGCCATGTTGAACGCGCCGACCAGGAAGTTGCCGGCCGGAATCGCATTGGTATCCACGACGGGCAAGCGCCACAGCTGCGGGCTGGCGCCCGTGCCGACGTTGACCCAGACGTACTCGCCGGTGGTGGTCTTGGTCAACTCGATATCCGCCCAGTCGATCGGGTTCAGCACGATGCCGCTGGCCCGGTACTCGGCGACACGCACCTGCAGGATCGCCTTGCGCAGCACATCGATCTTGTTGTCGCCGGCCGCACGCAGGGCGTCATCGAAGTCGGTCGCCTGCGGGATGAGGCCCAGCAGATTCTCGCCGGTGCCGTCGCCCGACAGCAGTTGCGCTTCCTCGACGTACTTGAGGCCGTAGGTCAGGCGGGTGTCGATGTAGCTCGACAGCATCGGCACGTCGGCAAGGATCTGCTTGGACGCCTTCAGCCAGTGAGCCAAGGTGCGGACCGGCGAGTCAACCTGCGCGAACGACAGGTCGGACTGCGGCTTGGAGGTGCCCTCCGCCACCGCAGCGGCCATGTTCTGGAAGCCCGACTCGCGCACATAGCGCACGATGTTCGAACTGGTGCGGCCCGGCATCAGCAGATCGCGGATGGTGAACGGGCGCAACGCGGGGCTGACAACGCCCGGCAGCCAATCCGGTTGGATCGCGCTGCCCGCGGCCCCGGTGCCCGTCGTGGCGCTGGTCACGTTGGTGACGGCTTTCAGCTGCAGGATCGCGGTGCCACGGCCTTTGGCGGCGAAGTCCTTGAAGTCCTCGGATTCGCAGAGCTGGGCGCCGGCGGACTTGACGGCCTGCGGGTCGCCCATCTGCGAACGCATGGACTTGATCTCGGCAATTTCCTGCTCGACGCCATTCAGCCGCTTCTGCAGCGCGACGCCATCCGTGGCCGCCTTCTGCAGCGCGGCGACCGTCTCGGCGGAAGCCTTGCCGAGTTTCTCGATCTCCTCGTTCGACTTGGCGACGAGACCCTTGATCTCGGCGTCGCGCGTTTCGAGGGCGGTCTTCAGGGCAGCCTTCAGCTGCTCCGGGTCGACGCCGTCTTTACGGCCGACGCGGTAGCCGGTGTGCTTGATCTTGCCGCTCTGCTCGCCGCGACGAATGCCGAGGGCGAAAAGGTTGAAAATATTCATGCGTGGATCCTCATTGGGAAGTGATGACGGCCAGAAGGTCGGCCAATTTCAATTCGCGGTTCTGGCTGTCAGCCTCACGCTGACGGAGAAGGTGGCTCAGACCCTTGCCCGCGATGGCTGCGGCCTGAGTTTTCGAGAAGCCTGCCTCATCTCGCAGGAACGCCTCGAAATCCTTCAATGTGGGTAGCTTGCCATGTTCCAGCGCATTTTTCACCCCATCAATACGCGCGCTCGGCCCTGCGGGGAAGGTGACCAGCGAAACCTCCCAGAGATTGATCTCCGTGAGGGTGACGATGTTGGTCTTCGTGTCCTCTTCCCATTTGGTCGCCACGTAGCCGATCGAGAGGCCGTCGATGGCGCCCAGCTTTAGCAGCGCATACGCCTCGGCACCCTGCGCCGCCTCGGTGGCCAGGCGCCCGGTGACCTTCAGGCCCTTGGCGTCTTCGACCATCGACAGCCATACGCCGATGGGCTTGTCCGAGCGATGCTGCCAGAGCATGTTCGGCATCTTGCCGCGCTTGGCATAGTCCTTCAGCGACTTGGCGAACGCGCCCTTGGCGACGACCTCGTTGTAGCTGTCGACCTCACCCCAGATCGAGGCGTAGCCGGTAAACGTGCCATCCGCCTGGATCTCAGCATCCTTCAGGTCGATGGCTTGGTTGAGGAATTTCAGTTTCATGGCAGCGCGTCTCCGGGTGCTGGCGCCGACGGCTTGCCGCCGAGGTCGCCCAATTTGTTGAGCGGGACGAGGTTGGACTGGACGGTCAGCTCGTCGGCCCCCTCGATCGCAGGGTCGCCTTCCTTCGCGCGGATCTCGTTACGCGTCATGTAGCCGTTCTGCCCGCCCGAGGCATACAAGGCCGCGCGCGCCGCGCTATCGCCGCGTTCCAGCTCGTCCAGGTCGAAGGCCAGCACGCTGCTCTGCAGCAGATTCAGCGAGCGGGATACCGCCTGCTCGATCCGGGTCAGGTAGGCGCGCAGGCCCGTCTTGATCCACAGCAGGATCAGGGTTTCGAGGGACGACGCCCACGAGCTGGCCTTGGTCATGTAGCCGGCCAGCGGCGGCGGCACGCCGAACCAATGGCACATCTCCTCGGCGTTGAACAGCCGGGATTCGAGCATCTGCGCGTCAACCGGGTTAATGGTGATCGGCGAATAGTCCATGCCGTTCTCCAGCACCATCGTCTTGCCGGCGTTGGAACTGCCGGTGAACTGCTCGATCGACTTGCGCACGTCCTCGCGGATCTCCGGCGTGGCAAACGACTTGTCGTACTTGATGAAGCCGCCGGCCGACAGCCCGGAGCCGAAAATCTTGCCGCTGGCCTGGTCGGTGGCGATTGAACGCCCGATCGTCTGCCGGGCCATCGCAATCGGCGACAACCCCACGAGGCCGTCCACGCCGAAGCCCTTGATGTGCAGGATCTCGTCCGCCGTGAACTCTTGGCGCTGATTGCCGCGCAGGTAGGCGTACTTGACCTGGCCGGTCGCCATCTCGCGATAGACCGTCACGAACTCAGGGCGCAGCGGGTCGAGGGCGACGACGCGCCCGGCGACCTTGACCTTGACCGCGTAGGCATTCCCCCACAAGCAGAGGGAGACAACCATCATCTCCCAGAACTCGACGGCGGTCATGTAGTTGTTGGGCGAGTAGCGCAACATCCAGTACGTCGAGCTGCCGGTCGCCTTGACGAGCTTGCCGTTGGCGTCGGGCCGCTTCAGCTCCAGCGGCAACGTGCCGACCGTTTCGGAAATAAGCCGCACGCAAGCGAAGATGGGGGCGACCTGGAGCGCGCCGCCGGGGCTGACCTGAACACCAGCGTCCGACCCGACCGACCGGAAGGGCGCCATGCCGTCCCGCGCGCCGCTGGGATACCAGCCGCTCCCGAGGTACCCGAGGACGCCCTGGATGCCGTCGAAAAAGTGGATGAAGGGGTCTTTAAGCGCCATCGCGACGGCCTCCGCGCAAGAGTAGGGCGAGGCCGAGCAGATGAGTGCCGGCGGCGATGAGCGCCCACGCGGGGCCGAGAAGCAAGGCCACGCCAGCGACGATCAGGCCGGCGCCGAGTACCAAGACCAAGCCGTTGAAGACAGCCGGGTTCACCCGGTCACCGGGCTGCTGAGGAAGCCGGACCAGTCGTCGGGCTTTTCGCCGCCCGCCATATGCCGGCCCATCGCCATGCAGAGCGCGACGAAGGGGTCGATTTTCTTGTCGTTGGTCTCTTTGTTCGGGTACACGTTGTCCTTCCGGTCCGCCTTGGCTACGACGTTCGACATGGCCCATTCCATCACCTTGTCCCCGTTGTGGTGGAACTGCCGATTCAGGATCAGCGCCTCGATCTGCTTCATGGGCTCGGAGAAATTCAGCACGGTCGGCCCGAACTCCACGACCGGCAGGCCCTCATCGGTCAGCGCGGTGACTAGCATAGTAGCATTGTGCGGGTCGTACGCAATCTCCGCCAGATCGAAGGTCTTGGCGAGGTCGCAAATGTCCTCGAAGATCAGCGAGTAGTCGGTGATGTTGCCCTCAGTCACCGTCAGCAGCCCGAGCGCCTCGTATTCGCGGTAGTGCTCATTCTGCGGCAGATCGACCGTCGAGCGCGGCAGGTAATACTTGCCGAACCGGGTGAACGTGCCATCGGTCTCGGGGAACAGCAGCTCCAGGGCGCACAAGTCAATCTTCGAGGCCAGATCCAGCCCGAGGTAGCAACGGCGGCCGCGGTACTGGTCGAGCCTGAGCGACTCGTCGGCGCACGCGCGCCACTTCAGCAAGTCGATGAACGCATCGCGCGCCTGGACCCAAATATTCAGGTGTTTGGTCTTGAAGTGGCCCTGCTTGCGCGGGTTGTTAATCGCGTCCTGCTGTTGCGCCAGCAGGAACTCGGCCGAGACGCTGATCCCGAAATTGGGGTTGGCCTTGCGCAGCGACGACTCCGAGGTCCAATCGTCGTCGTCTTTGTCAATCGTGAAGATCAGCGCAAAGAGCGTCTCGTCGGTCGTCGTGCCCTGCAGCACTTTCTGGCACTCCAGCCAGTCAGCGCGGCACGGGCCTGCGATATTATCGCCCGCGGTGCTGACCACGATGCTGAGCGGCTGCTCTCGGGCGCCCATGCCCGTCTCCATCGTGGCGAGCTGCTCGTCGGTGACGTGCTCGTGGTACTCGTCGGTGATGGAGCAGTGCGGGCTGGCCCCGTCGCCGGGCTTGCCGATGACCGGCTCGAATTTCGCCATGCTGCCCGGCACCGTCAGGCTCTTGGCATTGACCCGGACGCCGAAGCGCTCGCGGAAGTCGGGGCGCAGCGTGGCCATCTGCTTCGCCGGCCCGAAGACCTCCCACGCTTGCTTCTCGTTCGTGGCGCCGCTGAACACCTCCGCGCCCGGTTCGCCGTCCGCCGTAAGCATGTAGAGCCCGATTGGCGCCACCATGAGCGACTTGCCGTTCTTCCTGGGGATGTAGCCCCGGGCCTTGCGGAAGCGGCGCTTGCCGGTGAGCTTGTTGACCCAGCCGAAGATCGAGCAGTACCAGAAGCACTGCCACGGCTCGGGCTTGAACAACTCGTGCTTGGCGGCCCACTTGCCCTTGACGTGCGGGAAGCGCGTGGCGAACCGGGCGGCGCGCTCGGCCAGGTCGAAATTGTAGGTGTAGAGCCAGTCGGCGTCTTCGACCCGGCTCAGGTCGCGCTGGTGGCGCTCACACGCCAGCCGAATCCACTCGCACGCAAGGATCGATCCGTCGAGCACGCCCGCAACGTAGCTCTGCGCCGAGGCGCAGTAGGGGTACTTCGATGGGTCAATCAAAATCACTGGTGGGCACCTTGGGCTTCGGGGCGCTCACCTTACCGCGGTCGGCCGGGCTGGCGCCGAGTCGAGCCATCAGGCTCTCGAATTGCTTGACGTGCTTCACCTCCATGCGCGGCAGCGCGCGGCCCTCGATCTCGTCGAGCGCGGCGCAGTTGCGCAGCAGCATGTGGAGGCGCGCGGCTTGCTCGACGAACAGGCGGTCACTATGCCGCAGCACGCCCTCGGGGCACATGTCGATGATCTCCGCCCACGCTTCGTCGAAGGTGATGAGCGTCTGCTTCGGGGGCGCGCCGATTGGCCGATCATCGGAGACGGCGCTGTCGATGCGCGCGGCATACCGGCCGGGGTCGTGCTTGGCGCTCCCGTTGAGCTGGAGGATATCAGCGGTTTTCTTGATCGCGGGCATCAGGTCTCTGCCTTTGGAGCGTCCGCCAGGTAAGCAGCCGCTTTGAAAAGTAGCCCAATGTCGTTTTTGAAGTATCCGACACCTAGGTTACAAGTGTTGCATAGGAGGCCCCGAACAACCATCACTCCGAGCCTTTCTTCCGCGTCATGGCAGTGGTCTACGTGCATGCGCCCCCGCCCCTTCGCTTCCGCCGACCCGCAAATTGCGCATACGCCGCCCTGCTCGTCGAGCAAAGCGTGATACTTAGCCGCAGTCAGGCCAAACTTTTTCATCCGGGAATTCAGCACCCGATCGGGGTTCTTAGCGGCCCACTTTTTCCCGGCGGCCCTTTTTCTTTCCTTGTTTTCCGCCGACCATTTGCGCGCCGCCGCTTTGATCCGCTCCTTATCTTCCTGGTACCTGGCTGCCGCCTTGGCTTTGTAGGATTCCATATTCCGCCGCTTCCACTCCTTCGCCCTCTGCGAAGACAACTGGCGGTGCCGGTCGCAACGCGTGTAGCCCTTCGCCGCTGGCAGCGCGCAGTCGTAACATTTCACTTCACCAGCTTTGGTCGTTCTTGCCCTGCCTACGCTCATTGCCGAATCCGCCATCGAAAAGAGCCGTGGCCCGATTGTGACATGAAGCGCATAAACTTTGCCAGTTGTTTTCAGCGTCCCAGAAGAGTACTGAGTCGCCGCAATGGGGTGCGATGTGATCCACGACTGTCGCCGCCGTGACGCGCCCTTTCGCCAAACAATGCACGCAGAGTGGGTGGTGCTGCAAGTACCCGAGCCGGGCCGCCTGCCATTTCCGGCCGTACCCGCGGGAGTGAGCCGAGCCGCGGGCTTCGTGCACCCGGGGCTTCGGCTTGTCCGGCGCGGTCGGCCGGGCGAGGCGGCTATTGTGCTGCTTTGGCCGCGTCGGCATCGCACTGGACCGGCTTGAACCATTCGACCAGGCGGCACATGCGCGCGGCACAATGGTCGTAGGCGACCTGAGCTTCGAGGGCGTTGGCCACGATGGCGCCTACCGTCGTCGACTTGACGTGGAGGGGAGCTTCGCAGAGCACGAGCAGCTCATCGCCGGGCGTGGGGCGCTCAATGCGCGTTGACACTGCCGCTACGGGCGGGGCAGGGCGTACCGTCGAGCACGCAGCGAGCAACGTCAGGCACAGCGGTATCCAGCAGAGACTTGGCCTGAACATTGGTTTTCTCCAAGGCGGCGAGTTTGGCTTTGACCTGCATACTCGCAGCGTCGGTTTTCTTGAAGTCCTTTTGCAGCGATTGTATCTGCCTGCTGTCCCTGGCGCGCAGTTCCTTCAATCCGGCAATGGCGGCGTCCTGATCGACATTGGCCTGCGCCAGTACCTTGATCGTGCCGTCGGCAAGCTTCGCGTCGCCCGCGAGCTTCTGGACTTGGGTGTCAAGCTGCAGACTGTGGATGCGCTGCGCCACGTAGAGCCCGGCCAGCGCCACCAGCGCGGCGATCATGGCGTACTCGATGATGAGCCGGACGTGGCCGAGAATCCAGGCCCCGCCCTTGCCCGCTGCGCTCCAAAGGCCGCCCCCGAGGCCCTTGGCGATGCTACTTAGGATCGTCATTGTCGTGGCTCCGATTCAACCCGAGCTTACTCCACACGAGGCGCTGCAGCACTTGGATCGAAGCGTTCGCCCCGAGCCACCCCGAGACGCCTACCGATACCGCCGTCCATTCCTGCGTCAAGTGCATCGACTGGCAAATCCACATGACGAGCAGGCCGACCATGCCTGCCGAGAGAGCTTCCAGCACCGCCCGGCCCCACGAAACGTGATTGCCGGCGTCCATCGTGCGGAGCAGGTAGCCGAGGAAGCCCGCGACGGCGGCGAAGAGGGCATAGGCCGCCCCGCGCATCGCCGACCACCACCAGAGCGCCTCGTGCGGATCGGGCGGCGGTAAAGCCTGCATCAGAGGGCGGCCAACGCGCGGTGATACCGCTCGACGCGATCCGCCGCGCCATTCTGGCCACCGTTGATCCGTTTCGTGATGGCGCTGAAGAGCTGCTGGTCGGCCAGTTCGTTGAGGCCGTGCGTTGCCCAGAACCAGCCTGCCGATCGAGCCGCGTTCTCAGGTTCCTCCAGCAACTCGGGGTGCGCCAGCAGCGGCAGGCCCAGCGCCTTGCCGCACGCGGCGTAGTTGGCGCGGCCGGTGACCTGGATCAGCCCGCGGCCTCGGAAAAAGTAACCGTCCCCGGCGACCACGTTGCCGAGGTCGGCGCGGCCCTCGTACCCGGCCTGCGCCGCCGTCGGCCCCCAGATCTCGCGGACGTAGACGAAGCTGCCAGACTCGTGACCCACTTGCGCCACGAAAGCGGCTTGCCGGTAGCGACTGTCGACCCCGTAGGCCGCCATTGCGTCGGTGATCGGCGCGGCCCAGACGGCGGCCACGCGTGAGCCGCAAGCCGTCGCCGCGTTGAGCGTCTCGGGGGTCACAGCAGCTTCCGCAGGTCGGCGACGTGCTTTTTGACCCAGACGGCCTTCGCGCCCATCCACTTCTCGGCTTCGGCCTCGATGGCCTGCAGCTTGGCCTCGACGGCGTCGACCTCGCGGCGGACGTAGGACTCCTCGGGCGAGAGCGCGGAGGGCTCGACCGGGCGCGGCACCGGCTCGACCGGGGGTGCAATCGGCTCGTTGGGGGTCGACTCGTTCACGGCGCGTCCTCGGAATGGCCAGATGGTCATAGGGGGCGAGGGTAGCCGCGGCGCGGCGCGGCGTCAACTCCACAATTGCTGAACTGGCGAGTTTAGGTGCTGGACGGACTTTGGGTGGCGCTGGGTGGTTTTCAGGTTGACTTTTGGGTAAGCTAAGTCCTTGATATTACTACTACTCTACTACTTTTAACTAGATAACTAGAAAAGTAAGTAAGTAAGGGGCTGCTCCATATACAGTAAAGGAATACATATATATGTATATTACGTTATTCATATATATCCTACCGCACCCTATCGGACTTGGGCCCGAATTGGGTATTTACTCCCTCCTGCCTCGGTGCTAGGCTGCGCAAGGCCTGGGGCGCCTACCCAGAAATCATGAAAGGAGAGCGAAATGGTTGCCGGCGCGACTTATGAGTCGAAAGTAGAGTGTAAAAAATGCGGATCGAACGTCCGATACGTCTCCAGCAGTAATTGCAAGGCGTGCGCTAATTTAGCGTCGAAGAGCCGAAAGCTAATTACCGGCCCGCTACGCTACCTTGAGGCGTCTGAGTATCCGGTCAGCCGGGAAGCCGCCGCGGCGCTACGGACGCGCAAGTACGTCCCGGAGGCGCCCTGCAAGCACGGGCATATGACGCTGCGCGACACGCGGACTGGCGATTGCTACGAGTGCCGGCGGCGCCACAAGCAGCGCAAGCCCCCCGCCGCGAAACGGCGCGGCCCCGCGGTCCTGGCGGATCGTCGGGCGCGCTGGCAGGCCGAGGAGGATCTGCAGAGGAAGTACCTGAGCCCTCGGGGCTGCCCGCAGTGCAAGTCCGCCACGCCCGAGCGCTACGTACGCGGCGGAGCTTGCGTCTCCTGCGCCTCAGCGGCCAGTCGCAGGCGGTACTCCGATACCGCGCGCCAACCTAAAGCGCCCGCATCTCCGCTGGCGGGCCCCGCGCTCTGGGAGAGCTGGTTCCAAGACTAGATAGGCGCAACAATCGTGCGTCGGGCCGCCTTCGGGCGGCTTTTTATTGCGTCAAATTTGCCCTGCGCGACCGAAAGTTTCATTTGCGGACGTGAAAGTTTAGG